TTGATGAACCAATCTGACAACCACGTCCAAGGTGCGAGGTTCCAAAGAACCTCAGGATCAAGTCGAGTCCCCAAAAGGAGATTCGCTTTCTCTTCAAAAAGAGAAAGTTCCTGCAGTGCTTCTAGCACTGACCGATGATAAAATCGGAAACCACCACTAAACCAAGTTTTCGTGGTAGTTCGGTTAACTTGCTCCGGTACCTGACCAGAGGGTTGGAAGGTCAAATGATCTTCCGCCGGGAAACCCCAAGGGGTTCCGGGTGCCCGCTTGTAACTAGAATGCGTCGGCGCAAGCGCTAACGTAGAATCCACAGTTACATGGTCTGGAAAAGAGTATCTTCTCCTTATCAACCGGTCGATATCCCGTTCATACTGTTCAAGTATGCGGCGACCGTCTGATACGAGCATCACTGCTGACTGGATATCCTTCAAAAGAGGGAGCCAGCCAAACTGAAGGTTCAGGTATTCCTTACCTCCGTTGCGAAATAACTCAACGAGGGTTTTGGAACGACCTGCCATAGAACCTAGAAGACGGGGGAGACCCCCAAATCGAAGTTCCCCAAGAGTGACCGAAAGGTCAATCGTGGGTTTATTAGGACGAGCGATCTTCACCGCTTCGGAACCTTTAGTCCAGAGTGACTGCTCAGCAAAACTCAACTCGGAGTCGGAGTAAAAACCGTACAACGAGTGGTCCGCCAACAAGGCAGGACCAGAATGACTCACTTGATAGGCAGTTAAGTTATTGCCTCTCTGTGTCACGACATTCAAAGAATGCCATGACGATTCAAGCGAGCTCTTCTGAGTTATGAAGCCAGTACCCCAATCCCAGTGGGTAAAAACCCACGGGGCAGGCAAGTCATATTTGTCGTATGTCTTTCGAGCATAACGAACTAATGGCCAGCCTGTGTCTTGCGACATGGTGCGCTGGGACTGAACAATTTGTTCAGCCGAGAAGTTAGTTGTCCCGCCTGTTGACAGGACAACTTTACCATCAATTATCGCTTTAACATTGCGATTCTTGATTTCCATTGGATATTCCCTTCTACAGATGGCCGTAGGGTGTGTTACACCCGTGGCCAAGACACAAGTGTCTGTGGTGCCCCTAAAGGGGCA